CCGACAAGGGGATGACGGCGAGCGCCCGGGAAATCCTGAAACCCTATCGGCGCTGCTACCCGGCTTGACCATGCAGCTCACCGTCAACATTAAAGCGGCGAGTTTCCTTGCCGCGCTACAGGGCAAAACGGCGGCCCTACAGGCTGCGCTTGTGCGCGTCATGACCCGGCTCTCGATTGAGGTCCAGCGCGGGGTGAAAGACACGAAATTGACGGGGCAGGTCTTGCACGTGCGTACCGGCACGCTGCGGCGCTCGATCAATCGCCGGGTCATCGAGCAGGGCGGCTCGGTCATGGCCAGCGTGGGGACGAATGTCAGCTACGCGGCCGCGCACGAGTACGGGTTCAAGGGTGACGTAGACGTGCGGGAGCATGTGCGCAAGACCCGCGGCGGGACCGAGGCGCGCGTGCGCGCGCATACCCGCAAGGTCGTCATGCCTGAGCGGTCGTTCCTACGCTCGACGGTTGACGACATGGGCCCGCACATCAAGACCGAAATCCGCAAAGCGGTGCTTCAAGCGTTGCGGTCATGACACGCGAAACCGTCTACGCCGGGGTCTTCGCCTATTTCGCCGCGCTGACGCAAGGCGGCTCGCCGCTTTTCAAATTCGCGACGCGCGACGCGCAGCTATGGGAGGGTGTTGCACCCGAGGACTGCCCGGCCGTTCTCATGATGCAGCGCGCCGAAACAGTTCAGCGGCCCCGAGGTCTGCCGTCCAAGTGGACGCTGAACATCGACCTCTACGTCTACGTTCACACGGGCGCGAACAACGACCCGGACATCATCCCTTCGCAACTTTTCAACCCCCTCATTGACGCGGTAGAGGCCGCGCTGACCGTGACAGATTTCCCCAGCAACGCAACCACTCTGGGCGGGCTTGTCTCGCGCATCGCCATCGAGGGCGAAATCCAGATCACCGAAGGCAACCAAGGCGACTCGGCGGTCGCAATCATCCCGATTGTCGTCGTCGTTCCAACTTTCTAGGAGAAAACCACCATGGCTCAGTATTCATTCGGCTCCGGCCTACTGTTCGGCCGCAACCTGCAAAACAGTCCGGCCACGCCGGTGCGCTTCGGCGCGCTGCAAGATGTCTCGATTGACATTTCGTTCAGCGTCAAGGAACTCTTCGGGCAATCGCAATTCCCGCTGGCCATCGGCCGCGGCACGGGCAAGATCACGGGCAAGGCGAACTTCGCGCAGTTCAACGCGCAAGCGTTCAACGATCTGTTCTTCGGGCTGACGAACCCGGCCACAGGCTCACAGGTCACCGTGTCGTCGGAAAGCAAGAGCGTCGTGTCGAACGCGGCGACGGCGACGAACAACGCGACCTACCTGCGCGACCTCGGCGTCACGCTGAACTCGGATGGCTCGGTGTTGACGCGGGTCACTTCGGGGCCGACCGCAGCGCAGTACACCGTGAACGAATCCACCGGGGTCTACGGCTTCAACTTGGCCAACGCCACGGTCGTGCTGCTGAATTACCAGTACACCGACGCCTCGAACGGCAAGCTGATTACGATTTCGAATCAGTTGCTCGGCAACGCGCCGACGTTCTTGGCCGTGTTCACCGAAACCTTCCAAGCCAAGAAGTTCACCATGGTGCTGAACTCGTGCATGTCGTCAAAGCTCGCGCTTGCGACGAAGCTCGAAGACTTCACCATCCCGAGCTTCGATTTTCAGGCCTTCGCCGACTCGTCGGGGAACCTGGGCACGATGTCGCAAGAGGAGTGAGGAACGTGAACACGGAACCATCGCGCATTCCGCCGGTCCGCAAGCGCGGCGGCGTGTGGGTCGAAATTTGCGAGGACGAATATCGGATCGCGCCCCTCGGCTTGCTCGACTTGCAAGAGCTTCAACCGAAGATCGATCTGATCCAAACCATCGTCGGAGCGCCCACGGCGGAGCAGTTCAGCGCGATGGTGGACATCGTGTCCACGGCGATGCGCCGGAACTACGATATCGAGCGCGACGCCGTGGCGGCCATGCTCGACTTGTCGAACTTCCAGCGCATTCTGTACGCCACCCTGAACGTGGCGGGCCTTGAGCGACGGGAGACGCCTCCCGAGGGGGAAACGGTGGCGTCGATTGGCCCGGCATCTATGCCGCACTGATCGACGCCTTCGGTTGGAGCTGGGAGTACATCGACGATGAAATGACGCTTCCGCGGTTGGAGGCGATCACCGAGCGATGGAAGAGAATCCCCCCGATTTCGGTCACCGTGGCCGGCATCGGGGTCGCCCTTGGCATGAAGCTTGAGACGCGTCAGAATTCGAAGACGACGCGGATCAAGGACGAAACGAGTTTCGCCGACTTCATGGCGTCAATGGGGGCCGTTGGATCGTTTGAGGGGAAAACACCGGAATGGGCCAAGGAACAGCAGGCGAAGACGTAACGGTAGTTTTCGGCGCGGTCATCGACGACCTCAAGTCGAAGATGTCCGAGGTCCAGGGCATCTTCGGCAGCCTCACGAAGGCCTTTGTCGGCCTCGCCGCGGTCGTGGCCGGCGGGGCGGCGTTCAAGTCCTTCATCGACTCGACGAACGAGGCCAACGCCGAGGCGGTCAAGCTTTCCAAGACCCTGAACATCACGGGCGAGGCCGCCGGCACGCTCGTGACCGCGCTCGATGACGTGGGCGTGTCGGCCGACGTTTACGCGGCCTCATTCACGAAGTTCAATCGCGCGATCCGTTCGAACTCCGACGAGCTGCGCGCGATGGGGGTCGATGTCGATGCCGTGAAGAACGGGACGAAATCATCGACCGAGGTCTTCGAGGACGCGATCCGCACGCTCGGGAAATACAAACCCGGCATCGATCAGCAACAGGCCGCGATGCGGCTCTTCGGGCGCGGCACCGAAGAGGCGATGAAGCTGCAAAAGCTCTTCGGCGGGTCGCTTGAGGAAACAAACGCCAAGCTCGCCGAGGCGGCGCAGAAAAATCGCGACCTCGGCCTCGTCATCACGAACGAGGGGATTGCCGCCACGAAGAAATACAAGGAGGCAATGAACGACGTTCAAGACGTGCTCAAGGGCATGCAGGTTACGGTGGGGACCGCGGTGATCCCCATGTTCACGCGGATGGCCGAGACGCTCGCCAAGTTCGGCCCTTCGATCATCGCGGCCCTCAAGCCGATGGTGACTGCGTTCGTCGCGGTCTTCGAAATCATCGGCGGGGTCGTCAGCCGCGCCATGGGCGCCATTTTCGGCGGCATCGAAAAGGTCGCCGTGAAGCTCGGGGCGATCTGGGGCGGCGGCGAGGTCTTGACCGGGGCGGCGGCTTTCCGCACCGCCTTGGGCTATGTCGTGACGGCGTTCGAAATGGTGGGCGACGCAGCCGGGCAGGTGATCGACGCGATCACGGCGACGTTTGACGGCATCCTCGCCGTCATGGGGCCCACCGCGCAGCGGATTCGCGACATCCTGTCGTCGGCGTTCGGCGAACCCGACGGGATCGCGGTCCTCGCCGTGGCGCTCGAAATGATCGGGCAGGTTGCGCGCGTGACCGGCGCGATCATTGTCGAAGCCTATGCCGCAGTCGCGCCACTGTTCGAGGCGACGTTCGAAGTCTTGGTGACGGTCGTGCGCGCGGCCGTTGACTTGCTCGCGTGGCTCGGCTCGGCGTTCAGCTCCACCATGGGCACCGAAATCCCGGGCGCCTTCGACATTTTCCTGAACGTGCTGCGCATCGCGCAGGCCGCAGCGGTGGGCTTCCGCATTGCCTTCGAGCTTTTCGCCCTCGGGATTCGGACCTCGCTGGCGTATCTGGTCGAGGGCATGAAGGCCTTCGGCGCAGTATCGAAAGCCGCCTTTTCGCTCGACTGGGGCGGGGTCAAGTCCGCATGGCAGGCCGGCGTCGATGCGCAAAATCGCGTGCTGACGGACGGCATGAAAGAGGCGGTGAAGATCGCCTCGAAGGGGGCGAAAGACCTCGAAACGGTGCTGACCGGCAATGTCGAGCGCAAGAAGGTCGAAACCAAGGCGGTCGCTCCGGTCGCGGACAAGCCCACGACGCCGGCCGGCAATCAGAGCAAGGGCGGCGACAAGTCATTCACGTCGGTCGCTGACATGCAGCAGGCTTTCGCGGCCAAGGCCTCGATCCAAAAGGCCGGCGAAGACGCTGCGATGCAGCTCACCCAGGAGTACCTGCGCGAGGCGCAAGCGATCTACGCCGAGCAGTACGCTCAGAACCTCATTTCGGCCAAGGAATTCTATGCCGCCAAGCAAGTCATTGAACTGCGCGGGATCGATGCCTCGATTGACGCCAAGGCGCGCGAGTATCAGGCCGCAGTAACGGCGGGGAAACAGGTCGGCGTGACGGCGGCCCAGCGCGCGCAGTATCAAGCGCAGGAAATCAGGGCGCTGGGTGACATCGCCGAGCTTGAACAGAAGCGCATCGGCGCCGTGCGGGCGAACGAGGCGGCCTACCAAGAGGCAGAGCGCAAGCGCGCCGATGCGCTCTCCGGCATCGCCGCCAAGAGCGCGCAGCAGATCAGCGAAATCCAAATCGCTGACTTCCAAAACCTGATCGCGCAGAAGCGCGCAATGGACGAAATTTCCGCGCAGCAGGAAATCGAGCTGCGCAAGCAAGCTGAGGCGCAACTGTTGGACGTGGCCTTGCGGGGTCTTGCGGCTCGCCAGGAACTTGCCCGCGGCGACGAACAGCAGATCGCGCAAATCGAGACTGAGCGGGTCGCGCTCTATGCCCAATCGCAAAACAAGCAGACCGCGCTCGCGCGTGAGGCCGAAAAGCTTCGCGGTCAGTTCGCCCTTGACGGGTCGCACGCGGTGAAGGACTCGTTTGCCACGGCCATCGAAGGCTTGATGTCGGGCACGATGAAGATTTCGACCGCATTCAAGAAAATGGGGCGGGACATCGCCGTCGCCTTCCAGCACTTGATCGCGCAAAAGTTCGCCGAGAAGCTCATGGGCGGCGGCACGGGGCTTGGCGAAATGGCCAAGAAAGGCGCCGACGCCGTGGGGAAGGCGGTCGATTGGATGGCCGAAAAGTTCGTCGCGGGGCAAGCGGTGGAATCGGCGGCGGCAGTCGAAGGGGCCGCGCTGCGCACGACGGCGGAAGAGACGGCAGGCGAGGAATCGCTACTCATCACGGTTGGGGTCGCCCTCAAACGCATCGCCATCGCCGCATGGGAGGCCGCTGCCAGCGTTTATTCAGCCATCGCAGGCATTCCCTACGTCGGGCCGTTCCTCGCGCCTGCCATGGCCATTGCGGCAGGCGTGGCGGTGCTCGGGTTCGCCAAGAACATTTCGTCGGCTGAGGGCGGATGGTGGCAAGTCCCCGGCGACTCGCTGACGCAGATTCACAAGGACGAAATGGTCATGCCCGCCCCGCTGGCGCAGGGCGTGCGCGACAAGGTGCTCGGCAAGGGGGAAGGCGGCGGCACCGGCGGCGCGGTGACGATCAACGCGGTAGACGCGAAGAGCGTGCAACGCCTCTTCATGGATCAGGGCCCCTCCCTCATGCGCAGCATCGGGCGGCAGGCCCGCGGCTTCAACAACAGCAAGTAGGGGCCCGCCATGTCCGACGACGTTTTCATTCCTTCTGGGGACTACCCGGGGATGACTTGGGACATCAAGAAAACCCCGATGTTCAACACGAAGGTTCAAACGAGCGTGAACTTCACCGAACTGCGCGCCTCGTTCACCGGCTCGCCGGTCTATGAAATGTCGATGACGTTTGCGTTCTTGCGCGGCAATGATCGATATGACTCCGCAGACACTCAGACATTCCCGGTCGCTGAGGTTTCGTCACTCTTGGGTTTCTTTGCCTCTCGGCTCGGGCGATGGGATTCGTGGTTAATACAAGACAAGCCGAACGACTACCTAATTCTCCCAACGGCCACTGAGATTTTTGGGGTCGGTGACAATGTCACGACGGTCTTCAATCTTCAACGCACAATAGGCGACTGGTTCAGCGAGCGCGTAGCGAACCCCGCGGACACTGTTCGAATTTGGGTTGACGGAGTTGAAAAGTTCCGCCCGACGCATTGGACTGGCGGCGATATTGGCACGAAGGGCGTCATCACGTTCGTCACGCCTCCGGGGAATGGGTTGCTCTTGACGTGGTCTGGGGAGTATTATTTCAGGGCCCGATTCTCAGAAGACATCATGGAATTCAATCAATTCATGTATCAACTCTGGGAGACGCAGGAAATCAAATTCCTAGCTTCGCTAGGAACGAAGATATGAAGTCAGTTGGCTCGACTGCCAATTTGGTCGCCTTGCTCGCGAACTCGAATAAATACGTCATCTATGACGAGTTCAGGTTCCGGCTTCCACAAACGCAGGCCAACCCCGCAACTTATCTGGTGCTAACGGCCACGACGCAAGACCTCGACGCCTTTGGCATCGTGCAGGCCGCGAACCTGACGGCACCGACCGGGCCGACGGCGCGCCCGGGCGTCGGCAGCATCAAAGTGAAGGGGCGAACGCCGGGGCCCACCCCGCACTGGTTCGATACCATGGACGGGTCGGGGAACATCGCCGTCCATACAGCCAACACTGGGCAGAATTACGTTGCGTTCTTCAGCAGCAACCAATCGCAACTCGTGCTGAACAATGCCGGCGCGCTGAAAAGCGGGACTGGCGCGAGCTTCAAGCCGACGAACTTCACGATCACGGATCAGGATGCGCACGCCTATTGGGATTGTCACGTCGCATCTTCGGCAAACGGCTTTGCTGGCGCGACTATGTACCTTGTCCCCGATGGGGGCATCGACGCAAGCCACGGCTATATGTCCTATGGAGTTTCGACCGACGCAGGGGGCACCGGCGCAAATGTCAGTGTGAAACTGGTGTCGTCGGTCTTCGGCGGCGCCTTCGGTTCAAATACCGTCGTTCTTGGGAATCAAGCCACGGTCTTCGGTGCAAATGCTAGCGTGTTGAAGCGCGTCGATGCCTACCGGGTCGGCATGACAATGACTATTGCTTTCGACGGCGTGAACAAGGGCACATTGGTAATCCAACCGGAACAGGCCGAAATGGGCTCCGTCGGGTTCTCAATGGGTAGCGGCGGGACCGCGAATGCGGCCACGCTGGGTGAAGTAGACTTTACGCTGCTATGACTGAAGAAAAGCTCAATTACGATGGCTTGAGGATGGACGAAGTTGGCGCCTTTGAAATCGCCAAGCCGTTTATAGGGGTGCAGATCAAGCGAGGACCAATCGTCAATTCCATCGGGGTTGAAGTATCGACAGTCGATGTCACCCTAATGTATAACGAGGATTCACTTGTCCCGCAATTCGACGGGTCGAATATCCCGGTGGCTCCATTCGTCATGGCCGGCGGGCTCGATGGCGCCTTGCTCACCATCACGCGGAAATTCTGCGCGGCCGGGAACGGTGTGCCGGAAGGCAGCGTGATTCTCTTCAAAGGGCGCGTAGCCGAAATCAGCGAAATCACAGGCACGCAGGCTCAGATTCAAGCGCTTTCGACCCTCGAACTGCTGAACGTGAAGATGCCGCGCAACGTCTACCAAGCGCAATGCGTGTGGACCGTCTACGATGCCGGCTGCAAAATCGTTCCCACTGATTTTGACGAGGTCGGAGTCATTCTCTCGGGGTCGAACGAAACCCACATCGTCCACAATATCGCGGGCCTCACAAACGGGGAGATGGATCAAGGGGTCTTCGCCCTCGAAAAGGGGACTTACTTGACCGAGGGCCCGGAGCGCACGATTCTGTCGCAAACGACAAATCTGATCGTTCTCTCCTACCCCCTGCCGCAAGCCAACATCGGCGCGAACTTCACGATTTGGCCGACGTGCAATCGCTCGCTTGCCGCGTGTCAGGCGTTTGGCAACACCGAGCACATCCGGTTCTTCCCCTACATTCCAACGCCCGAGACGAGCTACTGAAAAAATGGCTGACCACTTCGACCCCATCGAAGAAATCAATCGCCTCGCGGGCGCCGCCGAGCCGGGCATCTTGTCGGAAATGCTTGAGCGGCGCAGGCTTGAAGAGCGGCGCGCGGCGGTCGCGCCTTGGCGAAAGGCAATCGTCGCCGAAGCCGAAACGTGGATTCGCACGCCGTGGCATCACGAGGCCCGCATCAAAGGTCATGGGGTGGACTGCGGAAACCTCCTGATCGGTTGCCTTGTCGGCGCGGGGGTCATGGCCAGCTTCGATCTTGAGCCGTATCCGCCCGACTTCATGCTGCACCGCGACGAGGAAAAGTTTCTAGCGATAGTGCAAGCGCATCTGGACGAAATCGAGGGCCCGCCCGAACCCGGGGACGTGGCGCTTTGGCGTTACGGGCGATGCTTTTCGCATGGGGCCATCGTGATCGAGTGGCCCGAAATCATCCATGCGCTCGTGGCTGAAAGGCAGGTCACTCGCGGGGATGGTCGCAGTGGGTGGCTGCACGCGAACCCGGTGCGATTCTTTTCCGTTGAAAAGAGGCGCCTATGAGCGGGCTTTTCGGCGGCGGCACGACGATCAATAACGAGCAGGCGCACGTCGGTTCGCTGCGCGTTCAAACGTCGTCGGAAGGTGTGTCGATTCCACTGGTCTACGGGCTCGCGCGAATGAGCCCGAATTTGCTCTGGTATGACGATTTCAAGGCGATCCCGCACACGACCTCGCAGGAGTCAGGCAAGGGCGGGGGGAGCACGGTCAATAACACGACCTACACCTACACGGCTGCGGTCATGATGGGCCTTGGCGAGGGCCCGGTCGGCCTCAATGATGAAGGGCAAACCGTCATCAAGACGGTGTGGAAAAACAAAGACATCATTTCCGGGGGCGACCGCTTCACGAAGCTGAACTACCAAGAAAAGCGCGGCACGAGCAGCAACAGCAGTTGGGGGTACATGGCGACGAACTACCCGGCGAAGTCGTTCAAGCATCATTTTCAGGCCTACGTCGGGTTCCAACCGCTTGACCTTGGCGCGAGCGATTCACTGCCCAATCTGTCGTTTGAGATTTACGGGCGATCAGTCTCGAACCGATCCGTCAGCGACCTCTACCCGGACTTGAACCCGGCAATGATTATCAAGGATTTCCTCACGAGCACGACGGGCGGGGCCGGCTTCCCGTCGGCCTCGCTTGGGGACTTGGAGGTATTCAGGACTTACGCCGAGGCTTCGTTCTTCATGGCCGCGCCGGTGTACCAAGAGTCAACCCCGGCGGCCGAAATGCTGGACAAGCTTTGCAAGCTTTCCAACGTGGCCCCGTTCTGGTCCGAGGGGCTCTTGAAGTTCGTGCCCTTCGGGGATCAGAACGTCTCGCACACCGACAACTCTTCGGTGACGTGGAACTACACGGCGAACTTGACCCCGCGCTTTTTGCTCGGCCCCGACGATTTCCTCGCTGAGGTCGGCGAAGACCCGGTCAAGGTGCGCCGTCGGCGGTCTTCCGACGCCTTCAATTCCATCCGCATCGAATGCCTTGATCGGTGGGCCGGATACAACGCCCGGATCGTCGAGGCGAAAGACCTCGCATCGATCACCGTGCTGGGCTATCGCCCGGCCGACGTGCTCGAAGCGCATGAAATTTGCAGCCCGGAAGTGGCGCAGCGCATGGCGCAAGTCATGCTACAACGTGAGGTCTACCTGCGAAACGAGTATGAATTCAAGCTCGGGTGGCGTTACTCGCAGCTTGAGCAAATGGACATCGTGAGCTTGACCGACCCGCTTTTAGGCTTGGCCGGGAAGCTTGTCAGGCTCACCAAGACCACCGACGACGCCGAAGAGGGCGGGATTACCTGCCTTGCCGAAGAGGTTCTCGCCGGGCTGAGCACCGGGAAAGACTTCGGGGTCGCGCCGACGGACAAGTTCGTCAAGACGCAAAACTTCGCCCCGGGCACCGCGAATTCAGTCGTCTTTCAGCCGCCCCTCTCTATGTCGGGCGGAACGCCGCAAATCTGGGTCGGGGCTTGGGGCAATGGCAGCGTGACCACTTGGGGCGGCGCTGAGGTCTGGTTTTCGGACGACAACACGACATTCGCGCGGATCGGCGAGGTCACGATGCACGCGCGCGCCGGGTTCCTGTCGGCGAACCTTGCGGCGGGCTCCGACCCGAGCACTGTCACGATCAGCGTTGACCTCACGGACTCGCGCTCGGCTTTGACTTCCGGGGCCCAGGCGCTTGCCGATGCTGGGGATACTGCCTGCGTCATTCTCTCGAACATCGCGACGCCGGAAATCATCGACTACACGACCGCGACCCTCACGGCGACCTACAAATACAACCTCACGACCTACCTGCGCCGTGGCCAGCAGTGCAGCTACTCACAAGCGCACTTGTCGGGTGTGAAGTTCATGCGCCTCGACGAAGCGGTCCAGAAGTTCGACATCGACGCGAGCCGCGTGGGCAAGACGGTTTACTTCAAGCTCGTCTCTTACAACACGACCGGCGGCGGGCTGCAAGACATCGCGGGGGTCAGTTCGCAAAGCTACGTCGTGCAGCCTCTCGGAATCGAGGTCGTCGCGGGCCTTGTCCCGCTGACCGTCGAAACAGGGGAGCAACTGTGCGTCGAGAGTGCCGCAAGCGCGCCGGGCGGCCGGTGGACGGTGCGCGGGCGGGTCCAAATGAACAAAGCCGCGGCGCGCGTCTACGTCTATAGCCTTTGAAAGCCCCCCATGAGTGAAGTCGTTCTTTCCCATCAAGCAAGCCCCGGCGCACTGGGCGCGAACATTTCCGCGATCTTCATGAACACGTCGTGCCTGCCGGCCTACGTGGGCAACGACGGCGTGGCCAAGGAAATTGGCGGTGCGCTCACGAATCAGACGCTCACCGGGAACCTGTCGGTCGCCGGAACCTCGACGTTCAACGGGCGCATCCTGCCGGACTACACCGACTCGGCCACCGTGGGCGCGGTGACCGTGAACAAGCCCAGCGGGCGGGTGAATGTGGCCAATGCCGCGACGACACTGGTCGTCACGAACAACTTTTGCACGGCGAACTCGCACGTGTTCGTCACGGCTGCGGCAAACGACACGACGGGCCGGGTGAACGCCGTCGTGCGGGCCGCCGGCAGCTTCACAATTCACTGCACCGCGCCCAGCGCAAACATGCCGGTTGACTTTTTGGTGGTCGGCCAGTGAAGTGTGATCCTCGACCACGACCGCTATCGCCTGTGCTGGATTGACCGGCGCGGCTCGGCCACCGCGAAGGGTGTTCACCGGGCCCTGCCCGGGCCGCCAGATAGCATCTTCGGCCTTTCGCTCGTGGGCCTCGACTTCGCGCCGCTGGCCGGCGTGGCGATGATCTGCGAGGTCGGGGGCCCATGGCGCGACATGCAGCAGGCTGAATGCGCCCTCGCGCGCCGGTTTCTCGACTGCCTTGCCTTTGTGGGGGCGCAAGCGTAGGCTGACTCCCGTCGTTCACTTTTGGGGGCCTGCCGTGCTGCACACTCTCGTGTTCAACCCGACGAAAAGCGCTCTTCGACCGGAAGATGCCGTCTTCGACTGCGCCGTGTGCGGCTACACCGTCGGGTTCAACCTGCCCGGACTGGGTGAGCCGGCGGCAATTGCCGATGGCGACGCCTACCTGCCGCCAGCCAACGCCGAGATATGGTGCAGCGCCGATTGCTTGCCGTGAGGGATCATTTGCGCCTCATGGCTTCGAACTCGGCGGCGCACTGCCTGTGGGCGACAAGGCTTTCGCGAGTTCGTTCCGCCAGCTCTGCAAGCTTGTCGAAACACTGTCGAGCAACACTTCCAAGTCCGGCAGTGGCCGCGCTTGCGGCGACAGTTCCGGGCTCGGCGGCGGCGACACGATCAGCGGCGGCAGTGAGTTCGCGCAGCCCGACAAGAGCAGCGCGGTCAGCAGCGCTTCGCGCACGTGCCTTGGCAAGTTCCTTGGCGCCTTCATTGATGACCCTTTCGCGTTGCGCGAGCATTTCGTCGCGGTCCTTGTTCACCTTTTCGACCCCGCGGACGTAGGCCAGCGCCTGCGCGGTTTTCTCGTTCGCCCACTGGCGAGCGATCCGGTCAGCCTTGATGTGGCCATAGCCACCCCACGCGACGACTGCGGCCATGGCCCACGCCCACAAGGGGACGACGCGCAGCAGGCCAAGGAACACGGCTTAGGCCCGCCCGTCGTTATGCTGGCGCACCCGGCGGTAGAGGATGATCGCACCGGCCACGATCAGCAGACCGGCCAAGGCCCAAAGCGGCTGAATCCCGAAGCGCGTGAACAGTTCGGAAATTTGCGCCAGGGTGTCGGGTTCCAAGGCAGGCACGGCGGCCGCCAGCGCGCCCGTGGCGACGACAACGACGCCGGTCTGCATGGTGGGGCTTGCCGCGAGCTTGGGCGCCGCCTCGACGATTTGCGGCATGTGCCAATGCTCGCCGTCGGCCAGTTTCAGGTAGAGGGCCGATTCTGCCGCGCGCCGTGCGGTGAGCCCGTTGACCTCGACGAGCTGGCCATTCTGGTCGCGCGCGCGGTTCAGGAGCAGGAAAGCCCGAGCCGCCTCGTTCGTCTTGCCCTCATTGTGCAGCCGCAACACGGACGAATGGTAAAGGCCGCCGGCCGTGACCTTGCGCTTAAGGTCAGCGTCGCGGCGCAGGCCGATATTGTAGGAAAGCGACACGAGGGCCGCGAGTTCGTTTTGCGTTGGGTGGCGCGAGCACATCGCGAGAACCTTCGCCGTGCGCACCGTCAGGTCGGCGCACAGGCGCGCGTCGGCATACTCTTGTGACCACACTTGCCCGGGCACGACGCCATCCGTTTCGCCCCATCCGTTCGTCCAGGGATCGCCCCGGCTGATCGGGTCCGGGTAGGACCGCAGCGCGCAACACTCCTTTTCGGCGATCAGGTGAACCCCGTCGGTGACGATTGGCCAATCGAGGGCCGGGTTCGGGTACTTCGCGCCCCACTCATGCGCCTGATACGTCATGGCTTTGCAATTGCCCCCCCATCGATGTGGAACACGGTTCCGGTCACCCACGCCGACGTTTCCCCGAGCAAGAATTCAACGGCGTCGGCGACATTCTGCGGCGTTCCAAGCCCCAGCGGCGAGTGATTCACCATGCGGGCGACAATCGAAACCGGCAGCATCTTCGTCACCCGGTCAAACATGGGGCCGATGAATGTCCCCGGGGCGATGCAGTTCACCCGGATGCCGTGCGGGGCCAGCTCAAGGGCCGCGACCTTGGCCAGCGACTCAATGCCGGCCTTTGCGGCGGCGTAGGCGGCCATCCCGCGCGCCGGCCGGTGGGCGGCAAGGCTGGAAATCAAGACGATGCTGCAAGGGTTCGCGCAAAGCCCGGTCGCCGCGGCACGAAGAATCGAAAAGGCGCCGTGAAGCGTTTCGAGCACGGTCGCATACTGTTCGTCGGTTGTCGCCCCGATGCTGGCGATTAGCTCGGAGCCGGCGCAATGCACGATGCCGTCGAATTTGCGCGACCCCGCCGCAGCGAGCAACCATTTCGCGGCATCGCTTGGCGTCGCAGTGAAGTTCACTTGCTCGCGCGAGGTGCCGACGACCTCATCGCGCAAGCTCCACCGCAGCCGTGCGTGAACTGCCTGCCCAAGCCCGCCAGATGCGCCGGTGACAAGAATGCGGCGCTGCCCGATTGGCGGCGCGCGCTTCGATTTCAGGGAAGGATCGTCCATGTGTGCATGAGGACCGACAAAAGCATGAGGCACAAGCCGATGACCACAAGAGCGCCCGCGGCGCTCGTGACCCGCGTTGACTTGTGGAAAGTGGCTCCCACGAGAAACGCGAAGATCAGAACGACAAACCCCGATACGAAAATCACGCCTATACCTCCACGAGCGGGCAGGAAACACCCGGGCCCAGCCCCAGATTAACGCCGGCCCACTGCCACCCGGCACCGTAGCCGAACATCGCGACCGAGAGGGGGGCCTTGTCGAGAAGCGGCCCAAGCTTGTCGCACACGAGCAGCGGAATCGAGGCGCTTGAACAGTTCCCGAATTCGGCCACGTTCCGGGGTATTTGTTCGGGCTTGAACTCTTGCAGGATCGGCATAGCGGCGAAGTGGTTCAGCATGAACGCATTGGCTTGATGGAAGAGCAAATAGTCGGGCCTGCTGCCCGGGAAGACGACGGCTGCGGCGAGCACGTCTTCCACGAGGCCGGGCACCGTGCGTAGCGTGAAGGCGAAGACATCGGCGCCCTTCATGCGAAGCGTGCTATGCCCGCTTTGCGAAAGCGCGTCGTTGCCGGTCCCATCCGTGCCGAAGAAAAAGCGGTGCGCCTCGCCGGTGCCTTCGATTGCGGTGGCCGACCCGGCGTCGCCGAACAGCGGGGCCGTGGCCCGGTCGCTCGGGTCGCAAACATGTGAAAGCGTATCGCCGACGAGCAACAGGGCGCGCTCCCCGTAGTCCAGCGAGCGCATTGCCAGCCACAGGCCTTGCACGTACCCGGCACATCCGGCGTTCACATCAATCACCCGGCACGATGCGGGCAGGCCCAACCAAGCGTGAACATCGTAGCCTTGCCCGGGGATCAGGCGCTCGGGCGTTTGCGTCACCATCACCAGGGTGTCGATTGAGTTGAGGGGCCATTGCGTCGCGGCGATGGCGCGGCGCGCGGCGGCGAAGCACAGAAACGCCCCCGAGTTGGGGCCATGACGCCGGGCCATGACGCCGGTCACTTGCGCCGCCTTGCTTGCGTTCGGAATGAGGTCGTTCGACCGACTGAACGCCGGCACCGCGCAGGCAATTGTTCGAATGCTACCGCGGGCGACCGAAATGTTCAGGCCCGATTTGCTGACATTGGAGCGCCGCGGCGCTGGCCTGTAGGTCATGATCCGCAGAGCTTCAAGATGTCGCCGGCCGTGACGCAGGCCTCAAGCGCATCGGGCCGGACGACTTTGCCGACGACCTCATCAATCAGCGAAAGGGTCATCACGAGAGCAAGACTATCCCAAAGCTCCGCGGCATTGAGAACGGTGTCGGCCGTGACGCCATCGCAGTGAAGAATTTCGCTCAGGCCGGCGAAGAGGCGTTCGCGCTCAGTCATTGCAGTCCTTTGTCAATCGAAGTGTCAAGCGGGGCAATGATCGCGGCGATGTCCGACTCGCGCGCCTCCTTGATCGCCGAAGTGATTTCCTTCGCCACCGCCTCATACGGAATGCCGACGCAGGCGAGCGCGCCGCGCACGACGATTTCAATCATGCATGCGCCTTGCAAAGCCTGCGGCCAGTCGGTCAGCAGCAGGCCCCGGTCAAGCACGGTGCGCGCGGCCTCAATCAGGGCAATCGTGCCGGCCACAAAGTCTTCAACCACGGGCTCTTTTGAATGCTCGGTCAAGCCTTCGGCGACGGCGAGGGTCGCGGACGTGAGCGTCGCGGCGAGGCCTTCCCGGCTATTCATCAAAAGCGCATCGTGGACCGCGGAGTCGGTAATCTCGCGCACGGCGCGGCGAAATGATGTCGTGCCCTGCGGAGCTTCCGCCGGCACGCGCCCCAGGTCGCGGATCAAGTCCAGCTCGAATCTCATTGGATCGTCTCCCCGTGAAACGTGTGCTCGTCGAACATGCGCGAGAACGCGGCGCCGAACACGTCGCCGCCCGGGTGCTCGCCGAAGAATGCCGCCTCAAGATCGGTGACCAGCAGGCGATCACGCAAAGCATTGCGCCGCGCGTCGTCCTCGATCAGCGCCAGCGCCAGCTCGATGTATTCCTCGACGTTCGCGCAAACCAGTTCGCCCAAGCCGATCCGGCGCAGCAGGATGCCATCGAAACGTGAGTGCGGCTCGTCGCCGTCCATGCACACGATGGGAATGCCCAGCGTCATCGAATCGAGGTCGGAATTCGTGCCGCCGAAGGGGAACGAAGCCAGATGCAGATCGCAAGCCCGCAAGTGTTCCATGTAGGCGTTATATTCATTGCGCTCGTAGCTGCGCGCGGTGGGCAGGTAGGCGCGGATTTCGGCGGCGGCCTGCTGTAGCGTGACGCCCAGCATGTTGATGAAAAAGTGAAACACGACCGGGCGCGCGCTGCGCTCGCTGATCTTGGCCAGGGTTTGCATGAACGGCGCGGTCAGCTTCACCATCATCGACGGAATCGCGACGTTGATCGTTTCGGGATGGTCTTCGAGGCGCGGGGTGAGTGGGCGGGCATCGGGCCTGCGAACGAATCTTGTGCCCCCGTCGGGATAGGTCACGAGCCTCTCGGTGAACAGCGACGGATCGCCGACCGCGCTTTCATCACAAAGCACATAGTCCATGTGCCGCGACTGGCTCGAAGAGGGGTGGCCGAGGGTCATGCACTGCAAGGGCGCGAGGCGCAAGCTTGCCGCGCAGGTCCACCATAGGGACATGCCCAGACTCGGGTGGAAGATCGCGGCGGGCGCTACGCGGTTTATGAGGTCAACGATGGAGGGCATCGAGAATTGCATCGGGATTTCAATGAACTCGTCGAATTCGGCGATCCCGCCTTCGTCGCAGTCCATGCGCCGGCACACGCCGACGAGCCTGAACCGCTTGCGAAGTTGACGAATCGCGGGCGCGTAGCAGCGGAACATCGCGTGCAGGGAGCTGAACCATTCGAGCGCGACCAGGACCGTCGGGCGCGCCTCGACGCGAGCCTTCGCCCATCGAAGGGCGAGCTTTTCCTTTCCGGGGATGTTGCACGACCCGCGAAGCTTGGCCTCAAGGATGCGGTGAATCGTGCCCTTCATTGCATGCTTGTCGCGCCGCGTCGCATAAGACGCGTACATGTAGGCGTCATTGATCGCCGGCAGGCACCCGTCGGGCGGGATCGTGTCGCGGAAGATGCCATGCAGACCGACAAGAACCTCGCGCCGTTCGTGCGCTTGCACTGCGATGACGACCATTGCGGCGACCATCCCGGCCCAAAGCGCGATCAGCGCTTGAGGGTTGCGCTTGAACGTCTCTTCGTAGTTCAAGCCGAATGACGAGCGCAGGCTGAACGTGAGGAAATACTTGACCAGCATGGCCCCGTCTTTCACCACGAGCTTCGTGCGGTCGCCCTCGGCTGGGTTCGTCGAAATCATCGGCATCATGTGATCCGAAGTTTCGAAAATGCTCAAGCGGAACAGCAAATCCATGATCGCGTGCTCGGCCGCAAGATGGTCAAAGCCGTCTTGAGACAAGCCCATCTTCGGATCGGCGAGCAGCGCCACAATCGCCGCGCACAAGCGCGACACGAGAATCTTGCGCACAGTCGGGTTCAGCGGGTAGCCTATGAACTCGGCGCCCGCGCGCATTTGCCGAAGACAGTCGAGCAAGAGTCGGCCCGCCGTCTCGTGCTCGCGGCGATAGACCGCGGCCTCTAGGGGCTCAAGTTGGACATTCTGAATTGCGTGCGAGGGGATCGCCAGGGCGGGCTGCGCGTCGATGGTGGTTGGCTCGGGCATTTAGGTTCGTGTCCCTGTCGATGTCAGGTATGGATCGCCACCGTGCCGATGATGCTGGCCAAGGTGTTGCAAATCGTGCCGATGTCGGCATGTGTCAGCCCGCCATGAAAGGGCAGGCTGACAAGGCGCGAGCGAAGGGTCTGCGTCACGTCCAGCCCAATCGGTTGCGGGCAGGGTTCGAACTGGCGCAGCTCGTCGAGAAACGGGCGATACCACTGCCGCGCTTCGATCTGACTGCGCGCGAGGCCCTCAATCACCGCGCCGGCACCGATGGGCGTTTGCACGTTGAACATGTGGTGATTCGAGCGCGCCGGGGTCCACTGCACGCGGCAATTCCACGGAAGCGCGCGCATGTAGTGGCGGTGCGTCGATTCGGCCGAAATCGACTTGCGCAGCAGGAAACCCGGGCGCAGTGAGGCGAGCGCGACCGCCGCGTGATACTCGGAAAGCTTGGCGTTTGTGCCGCCCTCGCCGAAGGCAATCAGCTCGCGCACCCGCGCGATGAATCGCTGGTTGACGGAAGCGACGATGCCGCCTTCGCCCGCCCCGACGTGCTTTGTGGCGTGCAGGCTGTAGACCGTGTGGACTGTTGGCGACTCCGAGGAACGCTGCACCGTGAACGCGCCCGCGGCGTCAATCA